GAAGGCGCACCAGACTTTAAGCCTTCACAGCATATACATTATTCTAAATCTGATTTAGATTACACATTAGATGTCACACAGATATTCGACAACTTATACAATGAGGCTGAGTGATGAACTATACAGAGCTTACAGCAGCGATAAAGAATTATACAGAGAATGAAGAAGCAACATTTGTTTCTTTAATTCCTACGTTCATTCAACAAGCTGAACAACGCATATTCAGGACTGTAACTATACCTGAGGTTAGGGCTAATAGTACTGGAAGCGCAACTCAAGGAAATCAGTATTTACAGCGTCCTTCCGATTTTTTAGCTGTAGCGTCTATGGCTATAATTGATCCCACTACAGCGGAGTATAGCTACCTTTTAGACAAGGATGTGAATTTTATAAGAGAAGGCTTCCCTGTATCAGCAACTCAAGGAAAGCCTCTTTATTACGCTCAATTTGATGGTGATAACATAGCAACATCCACTGAAGGCCACTTCATTTTAGGACCTACACCAAATGCAAATTACACTGTTGAGCTTCATTATTACTTTGAGCCGCCGTCCATAGTGACATCACAAACATCTTGGTTGGGTAATAATGCTGACACAGTTCTTTTATATGGATCGTTGGTTGAGGCTTACACGTTTATGAAGGGTGAGGCTGACATAATGAATGACTATAAAGAACGATATGAATCTGCATTAAAGCAGTTATCTCTAATAGACGCATTTAGTAAGAGAGACAGTTACAGGGATGGAGAGCCTAGATGAGTTATTTGCCTTTTGATATATCAATGGGAAGTGTTGAGGTTAAAATAACAAATAACCGTGGATTCACGCCTGATGAAGTTTCTGAATTATGCGTTAATAAGTTGATGATTATATCAAGTGACGCTCCACCAGCAATAAGAGATCAGGCTATAGATCATAAAAATCGCATGAGACAGGTAATCACAGCCCATATGAAACAGGCTATTCAAAGCGATAGAACTACTGTATATAATTCAATCAAACAGGCTGGTTATCCTGAACTAGCTGAACACATAAGGAAACTTTAATATGGCTTTTTCTGGAAACGCTCTTTGCACCTCGTTCAAAAAGGAACTCATGATAGGTGTTCATAACTTCACGACTGCAAGTAATGTTTTTAAACTAGCGCTATTTACTAACAGTGCGGTTCCCTCAGACATGGGCGGCTCTGGCAGCACTATGAATGGAAGCGTTACAACTTATGCCACTAGTAACGAAATTAGCAGCGGTGGTGGGTCAAACTACACTGCTGGAGGACAGCTATTAACTAGTGTAACGCCAACCACTAGTGGCACTACGGCCTTGACGGATTTTGCGGATGAGGTTTTTTCTAATGTTACAATCTCTTCAGTTCGTGGTGCATTAATTTATAATTCAAACCCAGTATCGGGTGGTGGAACACCCGCTGTTTGTGTTTTGGATTTTGGCAGCGATAAATCGGCTAGTTCTGGTGACTTTACGATTGTTTTCCCTACGGCTGACTCTAGCAACGCGATTATTAGGATAGCCTAACATGACCATATCGCTAGGAAACCGTGCAAAAATGTCCACCAGTACCACGGGTACTGGAACGATTACATTGGGCAGCGCGGTTTCTGGCTTCCAAACCTTTGCGGATGCTGGAATCACTAATGGTCAGACGGTGCGTTATGCCATAGACGATGGCGCTAATTTTGAAATAGGCAGCGGCACTTATACCTCTAGCGGCACCACGCTTACGCGGTCTGTTACGGAAAGCTCCAACTCTGATAGTGCTATTTCTCTTAGTGGTAGTGCCGAGGTATTTATTGCAGCGACTGTCGCGGATTTAAACCCTCTTTACGCTGCTAATCCTAGTTCAGCCACAAGTCCTACGGCCAGCGGAACCAATGCAGTAGCCATAGGAGATGGTGCGGCATCGGCGGGATTAAGAGCCTTAGCGGCAGGGCGAAATTCAACAGCTAGTGGTGATTATAGCACTGCGTTAGGAAATGGTGCTACTGCGTCCGGCGAAATCTCAACTAGTTTAGGGTCATACGCGACAGCTAGTGGTCAGTATTCTACCGCTATTGGACTAGGCAACGGTGGCGGTGGGGCAGCGGCGGTTGCGTCAGGCACTGGTTCAATGGCCCTCGGCGGCTCTAAAGCGAGTGGTACAGAAAGTTTAGCAGGAGCTATAGGAAACAACACCTCAAGCTATGGGGCTAGCGGTGATTACTCAGTAGCGATTGGGAGACAAGCAAAGGCTAGTGGAACAGGAAGCGCGGCACTAGGAAACCTAGTAAACGCTACGGCTACATATTCAAGTATAGTTGGATATGCTAGCACCGCCTCTGCAAATTATGCTTCTGTTTTTGGCGGCAGATCAAATACTGCATCCGCCACCTATGCTTCTGTTATTGGAGGTTATGCTAACACATCAAGCGGTAACGGGAGTATAGCAACTGGTTTTGCAAACACTGCAAGTGGTGCTTATGCTCTTGCGGGAGGTTATGGTTGTACAGCAAGTAATGCTTCAGCTTTTGCCTTTGGTAATACGTCTGTAGCCTCTGGTGCAAATTCTGTTTCAATCGGACACACCAGTACAGCTAGTCACGAAAAAGCATTTGCGATTGGTGATAACGTACAATCCACAGCTACAAACCAAATCAATCTAGGCGGTACGGCTGACACAGTACGCATTTCAGAAGGCTATACCCTACCAACGGCTGACGGTTCTGCCAATCAGGTGCTTACCACAAACGGTTCTGGGGCGGTTTCTTTCGCAGACGCTGGCGGCGGTTTTGATAGCGATATTACGATTGATGGCAAAACTGCCAACTACACTATTGTAGCTGGTGATGCTGGAAAAATTATTTCGCATTCTAGTAACGATGTTACATTTACGTTTACAGCAGCGGCAACGCTTGGGGCGGGATGGCATTGTTGGGTAAAGAACCGTGCGGGGGCTACAAATGTAACAACCTTCGATTTTAACGGTTCCGAAAACCTTGACGGGATAGGGAATGGTAAACTTTTTACGGGTGAAAGTATCCATGTTTACTGTGATGGTTCTAATTTTCACAGCGTAGACCGCACAATTATGTGGGCGGGTAATACAGCTACAGATTATTATGCTCAACCAATCGCTCAAGGTGGCGGGTCAATCGCTGGTGGTTTACAATCAAATGCAAGTGGCACTACCAGTGTAGCATTAGGTTTCAGCACCACTGCTTCGCACACTAATTCCAGTGCAATTGGTTATGGTTCTATCGCTGCCAGTACAAGAGCAATGGCGCTTGGGTGGTCACGGGCGGGTGGAACAGAGAGCCTTTCGGCACAAATTGGTACTAGTTCCTCAAGCTACGGGGCTACTGGTGCTAATAGTGTGGCGATTGGGCGGTTGAGCAAAGCCACTGATGCTGACAGTTTCGCTATAGGCGATAATAACGTTGTATCTAACGGTAATGCATTTGCTTTAGGTAATACAAACACGGTTTCTGGAAATACTGCTATCGCAATAGGCGAAAGCCACACGGTCAGTGGCACGTACGGGGCATCCATTGGCGGCTACGGCTCAACTGCAACACAAACTTACGCAATGACGTTTGGCCCATATGCTAAAGCGGCTGTGCAAAACGCATTTATCTTTGGTTCTAAGGGGTGGTTTTCTGCGGGGTCAGCGCAAGGTGGTATGTATATTCTGTACGCAGACACCACAGATGCGACTGCTGAAGCACTAACAACAACTAACAGCACCGCTGGAAGCACTAACCAAATCGTAGCCGCTTCAGACACTTGTATAACATTTCACGGCACCATCACTGCGATGCAAAACGGGGCGCAAGCCTATGGTGGTTGGGAGATTAAAGGTATGTTGGTTAATGATGGCGGCACTACAAGTCTAGCACTCGGAAACATATCGGACATGGCTGCTAATAATGCTTCTAGCTGGGCGGTAGCACTCAGTGCAGATAACACGAACAATGCCTTAAAGATACAAGTTACAGGCGAGGCTAGTCATAACATTCGTTGGGTGGCGAATGTACAAACAGCGGAGGTCACATACGCGTAATGGGACAGATTGAAATTAATCACACAGGTTCTGGCGGGGGTGTTGTTCTTAGCTCTGATGGTACTGATCTCTTACTAGGTGGCAGTGCTATTGGTGGGGGTGCTTCTCCCTCTGCTGATCTTTATATTGCTAATCCTAGTTCTGCTACAAACCCTACGGCTGCGGGTGCCAATGCTGTGGCGATTGGAGATGGTGCCGCTGCGGGTGGTTCTACGTCTATTGCTATTGGGAAAAGCAGTGTTGCCTCTTCACTAGAGGGCGTGGCACTTGGCCCTTCAAGTACGGCCTCTGGCGTTAGCGCAGTTGGTCTAGGGTATTATTCTATCTCATCTAGCGCGCACGCAATATCAGGGCCACACAGCCTTGCTTCTGGTACAAATAGTGTATCATTTGGTATGGGAACTAATAGCCAAACCTACGGGGCTACTGCGACAAGTGCTGTGGCTCTGGGCCACCACGCACAGGCGGTAAGTTCATATGCTTTTGCGGCTGGGGGTACGACAAACAGGGCTGGTGCCACATACGCAACAGCCATTGGTGGTTCAAACGGAATTGCATCAGGTAGTTATGCGATTGTCCTTGGCGGTCTATACAACACAGCAAGTGGTGAAAACTCTGTTGCTTCTGGCAGCAGAAGTTTGGCAGCAATTTACGGCAAAAAGGCCCACGCATCAGGGCGGTTTAGCAGCAACGGTGATGCCCAAGGCTGTATGTATGTTCTACGCTCAGACACTACTGACGCAACGGCTGAAGCTATGACAACTAACAATTCTACAGCCGCAGCAACAAATCAAATTGTAGCTGCTACGGATACGTGCATCACCTTTAGTGGCACAGTCGTTGCTATGCAAAATGGCGCTCAAGCATACGGTAGCTGGGAGATTAAAGGGCTTTTAGTCAATGATGGCGGGACTACGACAGTACCTACCAGCGCAATCACGGTTATAAATAATTCAAGTTCTTGGGGGCTGGCTTTAAGTGCCGACAACACCAACAACGCTTTGACAGTTCAAGTAACGGGCGAAGCATCACACAATATCAGGTGGGTGGCGAACGTCCAAACCTCAGAAGTCACCTATGCTTAAAGGAGCAATATAATGGCTATTACACACAATATTACGCAAGCTAACTCCCAATACGGGATAAAATTTGACGGGGCGTATTATCGCATTGTCACGGCAGCGGTGTCACGCCAACGCGGCACTGATCCAAAGTTCACGGTGATGATCGACCTGTCTGGTTATGCTGCAACTCCTGATGATGACACCCGTGAGGTGGATTTCAAACGGTATAACGCACCGCTGGACGCTGTGGAAGCAGCATCTGGTGCTACATTTCTAGCAAAATGCTATGCTTGGGTTATGGCTCAAGATGATATGGACGGAAGTTCAGCGGCGTAGGAGTATATTATGAGCCTTACGATTAATCACCAGACGAACGACATAAGCGCAACAAGCGGTTCAATGACGATTGATGGTGCTGCTATAAGTTCTAATCCATATACCGCATTATCAACCTCAGCCACTGGGTACATCACCCTAGTCGGCGGTTTGATTATTCAATGGGGGAAAAGTGGCTACCTTGGTACAGGTGGTTCAAGCTCTGTTAGCTTTGCCATAACTTTTCCAAACGCCTGTAGGTCCGTAACCATGTCTCCACACGCCGCATCTACTTCCAACAGCTTTAGTTGGGCTTCAGGGTCACCTTCTACATCAGGCGTGACTTTTTACTCTAGGGGTGCGGTTCCTGCCTCTGGGGTCTACTACATAGCAATAGGATACTAAGTTTTGAAATATTATGCTCACATAGGTCCTGACAATCGTCTTCTAGGTTATTATACTGATGACCTACATGATACTATACCTACACCGAACATTGAGTTGACACACGATCAATGGCTGACTTCTCTTAATAACAACTACAATGTAATTAATTCTGACGGTTCTGGTTCAGTAGTAGATTTTTCAACGGATGAAGAAAAAGTATCTAGGGTTAGATATGCAAGGAACGCTGAATTAGCGGCTACTGATTGGAGAGCATTAAGCGATGTAACTATGTCAGACGCTTGGAAAACATACCGACAGGCACTGCGAGACTTGCCAGCGCAGTCGGGTTTCCCTAGCAGCGTTACATGGCCTACGGAACCTAGCTAGTGCTTGGCTTTTCCCCTCTTGCTGGAGCGCCTCTTGCTAGTTCTGGTAGTGCTTCTGCATTGGTATCTGTTACGGGGGTTGCTGGTACGGGGGCGGTTGGCTCTGTCACTACTACAAGCACGGCTGACATATCCGTAACAGGTGTTGGAGCAACAGGCGGTGTTGGTTCTGTAACCATAACGGGTTTTGCAACTGTCACTGTCACGGGCGTTTCTGGAACAAGCGCCGTGGGTGGCGTAGCAACCTCCACCGATATTGACGTAGGCGTTACAGGTATTGCGGCTACGGGATCAGTAGGTTCTTCTTCCGTTGTAAGTAACTCTAGCCTTTCTGTCACGGGTGTTGCAGGAACAGGTTCTGTGGGGTCCGTGGTTATTGCCCTTAGACAACCTGTCACGGGCGTCTCTGGCACAGGCGCAGTAGGAAGCGCATCTACCACAAGTAGCTCAGTTATATCAGTTACAGGTGTAGCGGGGACAGGCGCAGTAGGGAGCGTATCTCTTAACATTGATTCCAACATTCCCGCTATAATGGGAGAAGCCCTTATAGCGTTTACTGACGGTCTTTTTGTGGGTGGCGGCGGTGTTAGTGGTGACGCAAATGTTTCTGTAACGGGAGTTTCATCCACGGGTGTGGTTGGTTCCGCAACGACTACTTCTTCCGCAGACATATCCGTCACGGGTGTTTCTGCCACAGGCGCTGTTGGTTCAGCTACTACTACTTCTTCAGCCGATATATCGGTTACAGGTGTTGCGGCTACAGGAAATGTTGGCACTACTTCAATTACTTCAGACAGCAATCTATCAGTTACAGGCGTTTCTGGTACAGGTGCGATAGGATCGCCTACAACTGTCGTTGATGTAGATGTACCCGTCACAGGCGTTTCTTCCACCACTTCTGTTGGTTCAATAGCCTCTAAAGTTGACAACTTCGTATCAGTTACAGGCGTTGTTGGCACAGCCAAAGTAGGAAATGCTTTTGTTTGGTCAAGAATACAACCCAATCAAACTTCTAACTTCTCAAATATAAACCCATCACAAACCCCGTCTTGGACGAATATCGCTGCTTAGGTTCAATTGAACCAAACCGTATAGTTGATTAAATGACTTAGCATGGGTATAGTTCAAACATATTTATAGTTGAGGTCACGGCATGGCTACATATACCGCATCTAACGCGATTAAAAAAATAACTACGGGGGATGAATCTGGTTCGTGGGGCAGCAGCACCAACAACAACTTTGATATCATAGACCGTGCTGCGAACGGTTTTGTTTCTATTGCTTTGTCCAGTACATCTTACACTTTGGCGTTATCAACTACGGCTGTCCTGTCTAATGGGCATTACAAGGCGATAAAGTTTACTGGAACTCCGAGTGGAACTTGTACGGTTACATTAGAGCAAAATGACAAAGCTAGAATGTATATGATCCTTAATAGCACAAATCAAAGCCTGTCCATTACGCAGGGGGCTGGGGCAAATGTTACTATTATTGCTGGAAAATCAGCTATTATTTTAGCTGACGGTGCGGGATCAGGTGCGGCGGTTACAGACTTTACTGCGCTTGTTAGTATTTCAGAATTGGACGGCATTACTGCGGGGACGGTAACCGCTAGTAAGGCGGTTGTTGTTGACGCCAACAAAGACATTACGGGCTTTAGAAATATTACAGCTACGGGAGAGTTGGACGCTGTTACATTAGACATATCGGGCGATGCGGATATTGATGGCACCACTAATTTAGACATAGTCAATATTGCTGAAACTACAACTATAGCAACGGATAATAAAATACAGTTTAGAGATACGGGCCTGTACATTAATTCCAGTGCGGATGGTCAGCTTGATATCGTTGCAGACACTGAAATCCAAATTGCGGCAACGACAATAGACATTAATGGTGCTGTGGTTTTAGATGGAGCGATTACAGGGGCCACTAACATTACACTGTCAGGTGAGCTAGATGCCGCAACATTGGATATATCGGGCAATGCAGATATAGACGGCACTCTTGAAACGGATGTTTTATCTATAGATGGTACGACAGTCACTAGCACAGCGGCTGAGTTAAACATTATGGACGGTGATACGTCTGCCTCAGATGTGACTATTGTAGACGCAGATCAGTTTGTCTTAAATGATGAAGGCACGATGAAGCAGGTTGCTGCTACTAAAATAGCAGAATATGCTGCACCTAGCACCACTTTAGGAGACGTAGGAACTTATTCTTTCTTGATGCGTACCGCAACAGGGGTAAACGACTACATAACCTCTGGAACGTCATATTCTGGAAGTGTGTTGACATACGCTGGTGTGTCCCGATCTATTGGTAATGCTATAATTATCTCTCCAAGTGGATCACCTTCTGGAACGTGGAGGTCGATGGGTTATGTTGGTGCGGCATTTTCTGGCTTTAACAATAGAGCAGCTTTATTTGTGAGGATTTCCTAGTGACTGCTACAATCACACAGGTGCGTAAGGCACAATCACTTAACTCTGATAATACTCGGATGGATGTGGAAATTAATCATCCCACTTACGGTTGGATACCGTACACCTTAGACCCTTCCGACACTGACACTACTGTTGATAACGACGCAGTAATGTCTTTAATCGGTACAGATTTCACATCTTACGTTGCACCAACTCAGGCAGACTTAGACGCAGGAACAGCCCTTCAGATTCGTTCTGATCGTGACTATAAGTTACTCACAGAGGTTGACCCATTAGTGTCTAACCCTTTGCGCTGGGCAGAGCTGACCTCTGACAAGAAGACAGAGTGGTCACAGTACAGAACTGACCTATTAAATTTACCACAACAGTCAGGTTTTCCTAATGCAATCACTTGGCCTGTAAAGCCAAATTAGGACATATACAAAGATGCCTCTTTTAGACCTTAAATTTAAAGCTGGAATAAACAAAGAAATCACGCCGTATTCTGAAGGAAACGGTTGGGTTGATTGTGATAAGATACGTTTTCGCTTTGGTTATCCTGAAAAGTTAAATGGTTGGGAAAAAAACTCAAACGAAGCTTTCTTAGGTCAATGCCGTGGAATGCATGAGTTTGTAGCATTGAGCGGCGAAAAGTTTTTGGGCCTTGGTACAGAATTAAAGTTCTACATTAAAGAGGGTGTTGACTTCAAAGACATCACTCCAATCAAACAAGTCACTTCTGCGGGAGATGTCACCTTTTCTGCATCAAACGGATCACCTGTAATTACTGTATCAGACACAAGTCACGGGTGTGTAGCAAATGATTTTGTAACCTTTTCTGGTGCCGCCTCTTTGGGTGGAAACATTACAGCAAATGTTCTCAACCAAGAGTATCAGGTTACAGAAGTTGTCGATGGGAACACTTACAAAATATCAGCTAGAACCGTTAGCACTATACCAAGTGTTACGGCCTCAGGGGGAATAAGTGCCACGGCAGTAAATGCTACAGGTAGCGACACAGGCAACGGTGGTGGCAGTGTTGTTGGTACTTATCAAATTGGAACCGCTTTAAATAGTTCGGTCTTTGGCACTGGTTGGGGTGCGGGAGTTTGGGGTGGAACAACTACGGGCGCTCTTACTACAATTTTAAATGAGGGCGGTACACTTTCAGCTAGTGACACTACTATCACCGTGACTAACACTACGGGTATTGTAGCCAGTGACATTGTTTTAATAGACGATGAACTTATTCTGGTGGGCGGTATAAGTTCCAACGATTTAACAGGATGTACCAGAGGACACAAAGGCACCACCGCTACAACACATGCAAACGGTTCTGCTGTTAGACTTGCATCGGGAAATGCAGATACATCGGATGATTTTTCTGGCTGGGGATTGGCTCTTGTTTCAGGGACAATTACGCCCTCTGCAAACCTACGCATTTGGACACAAGACAACTTTGGTGAAGATTTGCTGTTAAATGAAAGAAACGGCAAAATTTACTATTGGGATAAAACAAATGGTGTAAATACACGGGCTAAGTCCTTAACGGACAGTAGTTTGGGACTAGGCACAAGAACTTCAGTTCCTACTATAGCCACACAAGTTCTTTTATCTGACAGAGACAGACATGTCATTGCGTTTGGCGCAGATGGCCTTGGGGCCACCTCATCCGCAACGGATGGTAATGGTATTCAAGACCCATTGTTAATTAGGTTTAGCAGTCAAGAGAACCCTGTCGATTGGTATCCCACCTCTGTAAGTACAGCGGGTGACTTGCGGATAAGTTCTGGTTCCAAAATAATTCAAGCCGTTGAAACAAGACAACAGATACTAGTGTTCACGGATGTTTCTATTCACGCAATGCAATTTCTTGGACCACCGTTCACGTTCGGTATAAATTTAATCTCTGAAAACATTACTATTGCTAGTCCAAAGGCTGCAGTTGCAGTGGACGATGCAGTATTTTGGATGGGATCGGCAGAGTTTTATGAATTTAATGGTGCTGTTCAAAGAATACCATGCACCGTTAGAGATTATGTATTTAATGACATTAACACATCTCAATCTGACAAGATTATTGCAGGAGCCAACGTGTCTTTTTCGGAGGTTTGGTGGTTTTATCCATCCTCTGATTCCACCGAAAACAATCGGTATGTAGTCTATAATTACCTTGAAAAAATATGGTTTATAGGAAACCTATCTAGAACTGCTTGGTTGGATCGTGGCATATCTTCTTTGCCTCTCGCAGCGGCAAATAATAACTTCTTGTATAATCAAGAGGTGGGCGCACAAGATGACGGATCAGCCATGACATCATTCATTGAGTCTGGTGATATGTCTATCACAGACGGCAATCAGTTTTCTTTCATTAATAGAGTTATACCAGACATTAATTTCAGAGAAACGGTAGATACATCTTCTTTAGATTTTATATTGGACACTAAAAGTTTTCCCGGTCAAGCAGACCAAAGCTCATCAACAAACACTGTGTCAAAGACATCTAGCACACCCGTTGATCAATACACGAATCAGTACTTTACACGTTTAAGAGGGCGTAGCTTTACACTCAAAATACAGTCTACAGATGCAAACGTCCTTTGGAGATTAGGTGTGCCTCGCATAGATATTAGACCTGATGGGAGAAGATAATGGCTGCTAACACCCCCGTACCATTCTTTCCGATACCACCACAAGAATACAGTAGAGCGTATTTAAACGAGGTAGTTCGCTCCTTTTCCGTGTTCCTAAATCAGTTCAATAATACTCAACAAGTGGCAGACGATGATACGACTGCCCTAAGCTGGTTTATGGGCTGATGGCTAACGCATATATAAACGCAAAGGTGGACCTAACGACCACAGGTGAAACCACGTTGTACACTTGTGGTCAGTTCACCACTGCAATTGTAAAATCTATCATTGTATCGGATGATAGCAACAATGCTGATACCTTGACACTAACAATAACTAGTGGTGCAAGCGTTTTTAATTTATACAAAGACAAGGCCGTTGGAGCCAAGGGTACGGTTGAGTTGCTGACAGCGCCGTTAGTAGTACAGGCAGATGAGGTCTTAAAAGTTACGGCTGCGACAGCAAATAGATTACACGTTGTCGCTAGTATTTTAGAGATAACCTAATGGGACGCGATGATAAACTTATAGAACTGGAAAAAGACATGATTGCTTTGCAAACAGAAGTTAAAATACAGTTCAAAGAATTATTTACTAGAGTTAAGCGACTAGAAACAACCTTAATAGCAGCGTCTGGTGCTATTATATTAATGTTAGTGACTATACTGATCAAAATGGGGTAGTTTGAGTTTAGGTTCAATTGAACCAAACTAAGCTTGGTTTAAAAAATGATAGACCCTGTCACAGCATTTGCAGCAGCTAACGCAGCCTTTAAAGGCGTTAAAATTCTAGTTGGTGCTGGAAGGGAGATGCAAGACGTTAGTAAACAGCTTGGTGCTTGGTATGGAGCTGTTGCAGACATTACTAGAGCTGAGTCTCAACGCAAGAAGCCCACATGGCTAGATAAGGTATCTCACGGCACTGACAACATAGAGCAAGAAGCTATGGACATTGTCATCCGAAAGAAAACTTTGCTTGAAAAGGAAAAAGAGATTAAGTTCATGTTGGACTACAGATTTGGTTTAGGCACATACGATGAGATGCTTGGTATGCGTAGGCAAATCCGTAAAGAAAGAGAAGAAACTGTATACAGAGCTATGGAAGCAAAAAGACAGATACAAAGCAATATAGCAATAGCTACTTTATGCTTTGCTATAATTGGTACTTTAGGTGGTGGTGCTTACTTACTTGTATTGGTTTTACAATGATAAATGCTTTAATATTATCTGTAACACTAGCGGGAGTTGCCAACCCAACTTACGTTCAGTGCCACCTATGGAAGAGGTTTACAGACGTAAATGGTCAAAAGATTTGTGTATATAGATTTACAGCGGGTTTTGGCGGCTTAGGATATCATTATCCAACTAAAAGCTTTTCTGAATGTCCAAAGGTTTTTAGCTGTATTTATCAAAAGAAAGACAAGCGACCAAGTTTGTCTGAAATATTAGACGGCCTTAAAG